GCTGGCGATAGCAGCACCGGACGCATATGCCGCGTCAACAAATTCGCGCATTGAAAACGTGTTATCCTCAATCACGCCGACCAGTTCGGCGGCGCTGTCGGAAACTTCCCGCACCTGAACGGCAAGTTTCAGTGCCTCGCCCGTCAGCGCTTCCAGTGGCCCGAATGTTTCCGTAATGACCGCAAGAAGATCCTCACCAGCCGCGACAACCTGCGCAGGCCCCTCAGCAGCACCGAAATCATCCAATGCATCCAGCAACACGCGAGCCTGCGCTTCTGTAGTGCCGAACTCCTCCTGCAACGCTTCCAGAGATTGCGCGAACTTCGTGCTGAATGACTGTGAGTTCTCCGGCACGCTGTTGATGAATTCAATCAGGCTGCGCAAGCGTTCAACATCGATTGCGTCAATAGCCTGCCCTGCGGTCAAAGCCTCCAGCGCGATTGCCTTGTTGATGCTCGTCAGTGCCTGCGCGAACACCGCCGCCGCCTCTGCAGCGCTGCCATACTTCGCCTCAAGTTCCGCCGTAGGGATCTGTGCGTTAGAGACTGCTGTAGAATAGGCATTAACCGCGCTTGTCAGCGCATCTGAACGCTCTTTGAACTCGCTTGCCGTTTCCCCGCCGCGCATGAAAAAAGCAATGAGCGGCGCGCCTACGGCCAGCGCGGCACCCAGCACGGCACCCATGGGACCAAACACGCCCAAAAGCTGCGAACCCTGCTGCGTGAAGGCTGTGAGCGCGGATTGCCCGCCCTGCACCTGCACCGCAAAGTCACCGACCTGATAGCCTGCCTGCTGGAACACGGCTCTATTGCGGTTCATAAAGCCCGTAGAAGCGGAAACACTGCTATTCATGGCGATCACGTTGTTCGTTGCGCCCGAAAGCCGGGATGCCGTGCCGTCATATTCCCGCTGCAAAAGGTCTAGGCCCTTCGCGTGCTGTGTCGCGTCAATGGTGCCCGCCTCAAGAGCCGCATTGAAACGCAACTGCTGCTTTTCCAGCTTCGCCTCTGCCGCAGCCAGCGGATTAAACTTGCGTTCCAGCCGGTCAATCGCCGCGCCCGCAGACTTCGCCCGCTTCTCAAACTCCGCTTGCTGCAACTCAAGAAGAATGGCAATGCGCTCTGTAGGTTCAGCCATATTTCGCCTTCAATTCCTGAAACTCATCCCACGTAGGCGGCTGAGTGGTTTCGCCCGCGTGCGCTTCGTTCCAGCCCTCGATAAACAGGGACCAGTCCGCAGGCGTCATTGCACGCCAATCGGCAGCGCTCAGACCTGCGCTGATTGCGTTTTTGATCTTGGCTTGCGCTTCGTAGGCTTGCGGCCTGTCTGTGCGGACGATCCAGCTAAACCGTCTGCTTTTTTTTTACCGGCATCGGGCGGCAGGAATGCAGCCAGCACCAGATCCTGCGCCATGGCGCGAATACGGTGGTTTTCGTAGGGCGGCAAATCGTCGACCAGCTTGTCGGCTGACTTGTCGTTCAGGCCAGCGCCCACCAGCCCCAGCGCGACAATATCGCGGCAGTGGCTTGATTTGACTTCGCCGCGCCCAAGCAACTGGTCGAGGAATGCAAAGATGCCCACCCCATGCTGTCGCTCGAACCGCTCAATCTCGCCGTTCCGCAAAATCAGCGGGCGGCTTTCACCGCCCAACTGTTCAACTGTGCCGCCTGCCGGTGCGGCTGCTGTGATCGGCATTAAGGCGTGACCTCCGCCGTGAACGTGATCGTTCCGGTGCTATCCAGCCCGATCTCCATCGTCACAGCACCGCCGTTGATCTCGCCAGCAACTCCGAGGCTTCCGGTGATGAACTTCCCCACGAAGGTGCCAAGGCCTGGCACGATCACCTGATAATCATTGATGCTGGTGCCGTTCAGCTTGCTGGTGATCAGCGCACTCGTTTGCGCCTTGCTCTCGAAGAAACCGGAACCGGAGAACGTGACCTTTGCCGTTCCGGCCACCATCTCCTGAAACAGCTTGCCGCCTGCTCCCGTGCAGTCGATTGTGGTCACGTCGATGTTTTCACCGTCGAGCGTCAGATTGCGGCTATTGAGACCACAGAGCGTGGAATAGACAATCGGCTCTGCGCCGTCGCCTACTTTAATCAGAAACAGATCTGGGTTTTGCTTTGGCATGGGTCGGCTCCATATATTGGGGGTAAGGATGCCGGTCCGGCTATCCCTGTCACGCTTGCCCAAGGCGCGGATATGGGCTTACCTATGTGAAACGACACAAAGGAAATTCTATGAAATATGCGATTTTGGCCGCTATGCTCTTTGCGAACGGTGCGTCAGCCAATGAAATGCCAGTTCTCGGCTTCAATGGGTTTTCGTTCATGGTAGACGCCAGAAAGATACGTGGAGGCGAGACCCCACAAACTGTGATTGATCGCGCCGGTGCCGTGTGTGGATCAGTAGGTAAGTCTGCAGAGTTGCAGATTACGGAAGAAGTTAGCGACTTCAGAGCGAGATTTTACTACATTTGCCTGTAGCGACGGGTATCTTCCCTTAACCGTCGAGGATGGCAGAAAACGCGACGATAGCCGTGTAGCTTTGCCCGTCGCTGTCCTGCGTCACGTCCTGCGTCAGCCAGTGCAACCGCACCAGCGTAAAGCCCGTGACCGTCAAAGGGGCACTTTCCAGAGCCGCAACAATGGCCTCCGCGCATTTTGTGGCCTCTACGCGCCCAGACTTTACAGGGCGGCTGTGTGCCTCAATACCGAAAGTGATTGCCGCGGCCCGTCCGCAGTCACTGCGAAGCGGGCGCGGCTCGATACCGCCGATGCGGATATAGGGGCGCTGCGCACCTTGCGGTGGCTGGTCATAGACCCGCATCCCCACCAGCGCCGTGATAGCAGAATCAGACTTTAGCGCGGCCACAGCGGCCTTTTGCAGAGCAAGGGCGTATCCGTCGGCCATCACTTCACCGCCTTTATTGCGTCTTTGATTGCCTTGCGATTCCGGGCGCGCCGCTTTGTCTTGGTGAGGTTCATTGCCGGATTCTTGAACGGGCGCGGACCGCTTTCACCTTCGATGACCTTTGCCTTCTGTCCGAAGTTTATCAGTTGGCCACCCCCTTCAACCTCTGTGTTCGAAATTTCCGCCCTACTGGCACCGGTTCTTTCTGGAATGAGCACCTTTGCCAGATCCACAATCATTTCCGCGGTGTCTCGGTTCGCTTTGGCAAACTGCGCCTCTATCGCTGGGGTGATCCTGTTGAGCATCGCCTTTGTCGCCTGAAAGCCGGTTTTCTTCACTGTGCGCCGCCCGCTTCCACAAGCAGATCCAGCATCGCTCCTTTGTCGTCAGCGAATGCGATGCCGCGAATATTCCACGTCTCGCCGCGCGCTACAGCCTGATCGGCTTCCGTCAGCCCGCGCGCCTGTATGCTGGAGCGAATTCGGATTGTCGCAGTCCGGTTGTTTTCGACCGAACCGGCCGCCACCCGCTCCTTGCCGGTTGTATCGCGCACGTTGCCCCAGACCGTAAGAAACGGCTCAAACTCGCCCGTCACATTGCCGTATTCGTCAGGCTCCACCGATTGACGGTTGAACTGAACGCGGTGGTTTAGGCGTCCGGCGCCCCTCACATCCACACCCGCAGAGAGCCGATGATCGACTGAACAGCCATAGGCGCAGCCGAAAGCGCCCTCTCGGTTGCGGCTTCCCTGTTTTCGTACCAATGAGCGGCAAGCATCTTTACCGCCATCTGAACGGCTGGCAGCTGCTTCACCGGCAGTGCGCATTCGTAGGTGATGCGAACGGTATCCACGGCGCCGCCTTTGACCTCAACAAAGGTGCCGCCCAGGTTCGCCTTTATCGTGATGCTGTCGGCGGGCGCCTCCACCCCGTCGAGGATGCCGACCGCAGACACGTTAGACGCATCCGGCAGCAGCAGCTTATGCGTGCCCCACTCGTCAAATTCTTGCGACCACGTTTGGGGCATGATCGCCCGCCCCATCACGCCGCGCCACCCGTCCAGATATGCCACCGCAGCGGCCTCCAGCGCGTCGATCATCGAGTCTTCGTCATCATGATCGATCCGTAGGTGCAGCTTCATATCTGGCAGCGACACAACGCGCGCAGACGGGGCCGTGACCAAAACAGGCGGGGTCATTTCTTCTCCGGTGCCTTCTTCATAGCCTTGTCAGAAAGGGCACCGGCTTCGCGCGCAGCGTGCTCCAGTTCTTTCGGGCAATCGTCGCCAGCCTCGTAATCGACCGGATAGACCGCACCATCCGGCGCGCCCCTGAATGCTTTTGTGAGTTTCATGGTGTCCTCCTTATCAGCTTGAGAAAGAGGGCAAGCGAACCCGCCCCCTCAGAAAGCTGATTAAGTCGCTGCGACTTTCAGCAACTTGATTGCGTTGGTGTCTTTCAGCTTGCCGCCGACCCGCTTGAACATGATGTAGCGGATGTATCCTGGCTTAGTCACTTCGTCGCGCACGATGCCCATGCCGACACGATCAGCGATCAGGTAGCCGCGCTGGAAATCTCCGAACGCGACAGGGAACGTCCCCGCTGCAATCTCGGGCATGTCCTCGGCAATCGTCATGCCGTAGCCATTGATCGTGGAGGGGACGCCAGCCGCGACAGATGCCTGCAGCAGATAGCGGCCATCACCATCGCGGACCTTCGCCAGAGCCGCCATCGTGTTGCTGTTCATGACCCACTGCGCCCCGGAACGATAGCCGGCCTTGAGGCCGAATGTCAGCGTGTGGAAGGTGTCGAACACGTTGGTCGCCAGTGCCGCAGCCTGCCCGGTCGGGACATATTGCAGCGTGCCGAATGCGCGGGTTGCATCCGCAGTCACGACAGGCGTCGGACCGGCAAGGAAGCCGGTTGGCTTGTTCGTGCCGTTGCCGGATACGAACGCGACACCCTCGGCAATCGCAAACTGCTCAGTCGCGGAACCCGTCAGCCATGCTTCAACGTCGAAGAACAGATCTTCGAGCGAGTGCCGCGTGGCTTCCGGCTTCGCGGCCAGCTCCCCGAACGTCGGCGCGCACTCTCCGATGTTGGGCGTAGTCGTGGCTGTGCGCGTGTCAGTCTCGCCCACCCACTCCGTTCCGAACCCGTTCAGGTCGACCAGTTCCTTGTAGTCAGGCGTTCCCACCTGAACCACGCGGGCAATCTGCCGGATCGGCGAGATGTCCTGAACCTGCTTTGCGATGTCGGTCGAAATCAACTCAGGCAGTGCATAGCCGCCGGACCCGGCGGTGCTGGTGCGAACATCAGCGGCCTTTCCCTGCAGTTCGTACATCTTCTGCTGCAACGCGGGGTTGCCAGGCGAGCGAATGAAAGCGACGAATGCCTCCTTGTACTCGTCAGCAGCCTCGGCAGAACCCGGCTGGCCGGGGCGCGCGCCTTTGGTTTCGATCTCGGCAATGCGTGCGTCCATCGCCTTGTGCGCCAGTTCCGCCGACTGCTTGGCTTCCAGCGCCTTGGCCAGATCCGCTTCCATGCGGGCAATCTTTTCAGCGGACAGAACGTCCGCCGACTTCATGCCTTCAACTTCGGCGCGCAGTGCCGTGATGGTTTTGTTACCCTCTTCAATGAGGGGCTTAAGGTCATCGAGTGCCATGGTAGGCTCCTATGATGTGGTTTAAAGTGTGCAGCGGGCTCTCAGCAGCGCCGCCAGTTCCTCGCTACCGTCACCAGCGTCCTGCATGGCTTTGATCGCGTCATACCCACCAAGCATCAGCTTGCGAGCAACAGAACGTGACAACCCAGCATCCCGCGTGAGCATCCGTTCCAAGTCTCTTTCGGACATTTCAGCGGCCTTCACCGCGTCAATCCGGGTCATTTCGTTCATCGGGAAGGTGACTAGGGACACCTCCCAAAGATCCGCTTTTTCGATGATGCGCCCGCCGGTCGTGTCTTTGGAGCGCAGCGTGCGGTATCCGATAGACAGGCCATCCATCGCGCCCGCCTTGATCAGCTCATAGGCGTCTTTTCCGGCCTGAACCTGCGTCAAGATCCGCCCTTTTACGCGCAACCCCTTGCCATCGTCGGTCAGTTCATCCCAGACGCCCACAACAGCGTGCGGATCATGCTGCGACAGCATCTTGATTTTGCGGCCGGTTGCCAAGCTGTCCGAAAACGCGCCTGCCGCCACGATATCGCCGCCGAGGTCTTTATTGCCGTAGACAGAACCATAGCCCTCAATCATGCCTTCGCCGTCTGCCTTTAGATCAAGGCTCAGGTGCTTATATTCCATCGGGGATTTCCTTTTCCGCCTGCGGGTTCATCGCGCCGCGTGAAAGCGTGTTGGCCCACTCTTCGTCTATGGGGTTTCTGCCCACTTCCGAGCGCACTTCGTTCTGTGTCATCCATGCTGGCGTGCCACCGGCGCCCAGGGCTTTCGCGTAGTATTCAGCTTGGTCCTTGAAATCGCCGCGCAGCAGGTTGCGTTCGTCCAGATCGACGCGCAACCCCTCCACATTGCCCAGAACATCGCGGTTCGCGGCCTGCTCGAACCGCTCAATCCATGGCCCGAGCGTGTGAATGACGTGGTTTCTGAACATCTGCTCCGCGCTGGCGAATGTCGCGGCCTTATCAGCCTGCATCAGCATGATCGGCTGAACCCGAAACACCCGCGCGATCTCTTCGATCTGCAACCGGCGCGTCTCGATATACTGCGCATCCACGCTGGTCATCGTCATGGATTGAAATTTCGCGTTGCCGTCAAGGATGGCGATCCCGCCGCTACCACCCAAACCAAACTTCTCCTGCCACGTTTCGCGCAGCTTTTGCTTCGTTTCCGGTGCCAACTTGTTTTCAAACGACAAAATTCCGGACGGTTTGCCGCCGTTTCCAGCCAGTTTAGCCTGCTGCGATTCCAGCGCCTTTGACAGGCCGATGGCCTCGCGAGCCTGCCGAATGGCTGGTAAGCCCTCAAAGCCATTCAAGGACGGTCCGCGCAGGTAAAACACCTCGGAAAGCTCAAAGTATCCGTGCGTCTTGTCCGAGTAATCAACCCGAATGCGAAGGGACCAGTCGGCGCGCTGCTCGATAGACCAGGAGCCAGCCGGAACCGGCAGCAACTCGCGCACCTCACCCCGGACTACGCTCTTGATCGCAATCGCACCGCGCCCGATCGCGGCGTTGAAGATCATCCCTTCGCGGAACTCGTAGCTGGTCTGCCAACTGTTAGGCCGCACTGCCAAAAGCCGATGCGCCCAGTGCGTCCGGTCAATTCGCAGCCGCGGGAGATCGGTTGCCGCGTCAAACGTCTCCGACACTAACCGCACCGGCATTTGTCCGATGCCTTCCGCGATCACACGCGCCGCGCAAAACACCACCGGCACATCAAGCGCCGTCCACTCCGTAACTGTTGCGCCGGAAACAGTGCCGTAGCCCATCCACCCGGCAATGCCCGCCAGCTGGTTGACCGTATATGTGGAGCTTTTGCGTAGAAGTCTGAACATCAAAGCACCAACAATTCGGCATCATCCAGATAGCTTCGGCCTTTTGCCGCACTGGGTTCGGGGTTCCTGCTCATCAACATCGATGCGTTGAAGGTAGCCATCAGAGGGTCGATCTTCGCCAGTCCCGATCTTTGCTTGGTAACCATGCGTGCATTTCCCCTCAGTTCGGTCTTTGCATTCCCGACACACCAGTTCATCAACGGCTGCCCGCAATGGCGGAACGACCCTTTCTTGAGCTTGCGTGGCAACCCGTTGATTGCCGCGTTCAGACGGTAGCCCTGACTGATCGGGCGGATCTGCTCGTCTGTCAGATTACGCATGGCCAGCGCGTCTACGATGTCAGCAACGCCCTCGGGATCGAGGCCGATAGCAGCGTCGTCGGGCAGAAGTCCGCGCTCAAGAAGATCCGCGCAGATGTCCGCAACGGATTCGATGTCTTCGCTCAGGTCCGTGCAGATCACGAGATCACCGAACTCAGCAAAGTCTTGCAGGCGCTCCGCGATCTCGGGACGCGCCTTCAGCACGTCATCTTGCACCCATGCCCTCGCCCAGTGCAGCCACTCTCGCGTCTCCCGATGCCGGCCAATCACTGCAAGCCCCAGAAGATCGTCGAGGCCACCGCCATCTATGCCCACAACGCAAACGTCTGATTGCTGCATGATGCCTTCCAGCGTCAGCATATCGTCAGCCTGGTCTTCCCAGTGATCCGCGCCCGCCCAGCGGTCAGAGTGCAAACCCACACCGATCTGGATGTTCAGGTGCTGTGACAGCCACAGCTGCAAATCCTCAGCGCCCTTAGACTTGGCCTTGCGGTACTCGCGCTCCAGAAGATCGATGAAGACGGACCGCCCGAGGTTGGGCATCACCATCGGCCAGAACCTCGTATCGAGGAACGGCTGCGCCTTATCGGTCTGCATGTCCTCCGGAAATTCGTATGTCACCGACAGCAGACCTTCGGAAGGCGTGGTGCCGTCTCGCACAGCGCGGGCGTTGAGCAGCTCCGTCCGGAAGATACCCGCAGGCTCATCGACTGATTGCGTCGTGATGAAGACCAGCAAGCAATTGGGCTTGTTCATCCCTCCCCGGATCTGCCCGATCACCTTCTTGGCATAGCTGCGCGACGACATCAGGTGTAGCTCATCGATGATCGCAAACACCGGGATGCCGCCTGTCACCACATTCATGTCAAACGACTTGATCGACAGCTTGGCGCCGGTCGTAATGTAGGTGACCTTTTTCAGATGATCCTGCACATGAAACAGTTTCTTGAGCGTCGGGTCAGCGTCGATCATGCCCCGCACCTGGGCAAAGCAAGTCTCGGCAACCCCTTGCGTCGGCCCGATGATGACCATATTCGCGTTGGGCACTTTGTTGACCATAAGCGCGATCAGCCCCAACGCCGCCGAATTTGTCGTCTTCGAGTTCTTCTTGGGGACCAGCAGAAACAACTCGCTGATGTGCCGGATCTTGGTCTTCTGATCGACGCATCCGAAAAGCGCGCGCAAGATGTCACGGAACCAGTCGGCGCCGACTTCACCCAGCGGGGGCTGGCCCGCGACGTCCGGCAAGCGGAGCTGGTCGAAGATGCGGACAACAACCCGTGCGATCGTCTCATCGATGTCGAGCTGCGGGATCGGCGTCTCGCCTGCCTTCAGCTTTTCCACCCAATCGGGACAGGACAAGTCTCCGTCAAACGGCATCAGTGCACACCCTCGGGACGCGGACCCGACAGAAAATCCCAGGAGCCGTCCGGCGTTGCTTCAGCCTTGCGCTGCGCCTTGATCCCAAGCGGCTTGGCCGATGGCAGGGGCTTGCGGATATCACTCGCCAGGCAGTCCAGTTCCGCCTGCCGTGCAATCTTTCCGATTTCTTTCATCGCCGAGACCGATCCTTTTTCAGCCGCACGATCCAGCAGCAGAAGCATCCTGCTCTGCGCTTCACTGATCGCCCTGAGCCGCGCCGCCTTGAGCGACTGCTTTTTAAAATAATGCTTGTTCAGCGTCGGGATGCTGATGCCCAACTGCTTGGCAATCTCCGGCTTCTTTGCATTGGAAACCAGCAACCACCTGACTTTATTGGTGTTTTCAGCAGTCGCAATATGGCCTGTTGCGCCTGGCTTGCCCCGGCCATCGGGGATAGGATCGCCCAACAGGTCAAAACTCTGCGCCACAGAAAAAAATCTCCGAGTACT